TGAATAAAGTAAGAAGGAATTCCTGATTCATTTGGCGAAAACTGATAATCAATAAAAACTGTTTCGTAATTAGTTTGAAGTGTTGAGCCTAAAATTTCCCAACCATTAGGGGTTGAGCTAACTCCTGTTTGGCCTGAATTAAAAACAGCGCGTACTCCAGCCAGCCTGTCGCCAGGCAGCGAGTACTCATATTTCCATTCATTAACCGGAGTTGAGGTTAACCTGGCAAGTTGGACTTTTTTAAATGACCAGGACCAAGGGTAAGAAGCAATAACTGAATCTTTTAAATCATTATAGATTCGGTCACAAATTTGAGCGGAATCTGTTCCTTCCGAAAACGAAGAAAGGGGCGAAGCCCCAAGTAGAATTAATGCGTCCGAACAGATGGACAGTTTGGTATCACCAGATGCCATTCGTCACCTCATTAGAAAAGGGGCTGCCGGAACAGCCCCAGTTCAGGTTAGTCGCTGTCTGTATTAGCCAGGACAGTTCCGTCCGAAACGTCAACAACGCCCGAAGCATTTGACAAAACATACACTAGACTTACGACGATGGTTCCGCCGGTTGAAGTCACGCAGTGAATGATATCTCCTATTTCAAGAGTTCCCGACAGGTCATTAAAATATCCTTCCGTATTGACGGTGGCAATCGTGTCTGCCGTCTTATATCCATACATTGATGGGGCGTTGCCTCGCTTTGAGGCTGCATAGGATGTAAATCCTACTGTTGCAAAAGCCATTGCTTTATCTCCTTACGATTCGCGACAAGTGATTTTAACGATACCTTCATCGTCAATCGCTACCGCACCAGCCGAGAACATTGACGCAACCAAGAACGAAGTCTTCTCAGCAATGTAATCAACACGGCTGTTTTGGTTCATGCCAATTCCTAAGCCAAGCGCGTCACGGTGGAACGCAAACAATGTGCGGTCAGCCGATCCATCGATTGCTAGGCCGCCTTCATCGCGGTCTCCAAAGGTAATAAACTTGAATCCCATGTAGGTTCCAATTTCACCTGTGACTAACGCTTTAACTGAGGCGAAATCACTTGATGTGACCTCTGTGTCAGCCAATAACGCAGACAGACTGTTTGCATGCATCAAGAAACAGCGTCCATCAGCTGGGACGTTTTTGGCGTCCAATGCTTTTTTGGTTGCTCTCAATTTTTCAATGTTAAGGTCGGTATTCGCCCCGCCCACTGAATTTGCAACAGTCGATGGTGATGACGCAGCGTTCAGCGCGTCAAGGACAACTTGGTCCATGCGTCGAGCAATTGCGCCAGAAACCACTTGAACAAGCTCTTGACGCTCATCAAAATTGACTTTCTGCTGGTTGAAAATATCTGAATATTCCGCAGCAATGTAGTCTTCCATTGTCGCCGTTACTTGAGAGTAACTAACGTTTAATGGAGTCACATCGGTCTGTGGAACGCGAATTGTCGCCGATCCCTTACCAATTTTAGGGAATTTGACTGTTGAACCTTCGATACCTGAACGCTCGCGGGCAACACCGGCCAGGAGACGTTGTCCCTGGTACGCTTGTTTTACCTCTGAGTCGAACAGAGTTACAAAGGCATTTGAAATTTGTACTGCCATCGTACTTTCTCCGTAAATAAATTTTTGAGTGTAAAACCTGTGCTGGTTATCCGAATGGGCCGCAGTAATCAGGTCGCCGGTTCAGGATTCTGAGTTGTCGGTTAATGTGAATATAACAAAAAACTACAACAGTGAAAGGGATTGGGAGGACGTATTGTCCTCCCAGGGGATACATTAATTATACATTTCCATAAATAAACCTTCAACTTTCTCCCTAAACACTGGATCAGTCTTGTACCGGGGGTCGCCAACCATTTGATCCAGCTCAACTCTTGTGTACTGTTGCGACTCCTGAATATTGACATCAGGAATAACTTGCTCTCCATAGGATGATCGAATTTTTGTCATTGCTGAGATAAAATCGGCATTTGTAGCTGCACCAGTAATTGCATTTACCTCCGACTCGGTCATTGCCCCAGACGCCTGATATTTGCCTAACCAGGTATTCAGCCCTCCAATAATCTTATCTGCCTTTGGGCCAAGCTTGGCCATCTCAACTTCTCGGTTGGTGTCTGCTGTGTCCATTTGATCACCCATATGCTGCATGTACATATTGGTTAATTTTGTGAACTGGTCCTGGGACATTCCTGACTCTTTTGCAAAAGACGTGAAATCACTTAACATCGGATCATCGTTCTCGACCCCAGCATCTTTTAAGTTTGCCATATCATAATTCCCATCTTTGGGAGCCTTATGAAGACCTTGAGACATTTTTGTACGCATCTCTTGATACGATTTTGCTAGCCCCTCCATATCTGGGCCGTCATCATCTGACCAAAAATTATCAGGCATCCACTCAGGACGATCCCCCCATTCAACCTCAGCGTCATTAACGGCTTCCGCCTCGCCCTCAAAATGAGGCATATCTTGAGGTTTCTCTGAATCTGTATCTGGAATTTGTACGCCTAATAAAGAACCAGACTCTTCGGCCTGTGGCTCTTGCTTTTCTGCTAACTCACTCATTGGTTTCTACCTCTTTCTATTCGGCGCAGGACCTCTCGCACAATGCTGTTTTGGCCTTCGCGAGCAAACCCATGTGAAGGGTCTTCCCCCGGATACCAAGACGGCTGATCAAGCGTCATCGATGTTAAATGCCCAAGGACTGCTGCCCCGGCCTCTGTTGCGAAACAACGCACGAAAAGTACGTCAATTTCGTTTTGTGCAAGACCTTGCTTTGCCAGGTCAGAATTCTCTGCCTGGTTTAATGAATCCCATCCTTCCATTTAAATTCCCTCTGGTGGCGGTGGTTGTTGCTCCGGTGGACCGGCAGCTGCTTGCTGCTGTGCCATCATTTGCTGCTGTGCCATCATTTGCTCCAAGATCTGTTCCCGTTCTTGCGGAGTATTTAACAACTCCTGCGGAACGCTCATCTTCTCGGCAATGTAATCAAGCATTCTCTCCTGCTTGATCGCAACGGCTGCGACTTGTCCAAACTGTTGAGCAATCTGCCCAAACTGCAAGACACGGTCCAGGTCTTCCATGTTCTGAGCATCTGCCAATGGAGATGTCGGAACAATTCTGACCTGAAGCCCATTTACGTTTAACGGTAAATCAATAAGCCCTTGCTGATCCATTACTGACAACACTCGGCGCACGATTGGTGTTAATGCCTCGGTAATCAGTCGGCCATAGGCAGAGCCTAAATTTTGAGACAACTCTTTCATGCGTTGCACGATTTCAGTTGCAGAACGCGCAGACATATTGTCTGGCGGCAAGGAATCATCAAATAACATTTTCTTAATTGACATGACCATGTCATTAATTATCAACTGAGAAACATTAAAATCAGATGCAGTACGCAGCGGTTTCAATGATTCGCCTTGCGCTCCACCGTTTCTTGCAACTGGAATAATTGCACCAGGCACAATTTGAACTGTTTGAGGGTTTAGAACCCCGTCATCTGCTGCCGTATAAACACCAGAAACAGCCAAGGAAGCGTTCTTTAAGACCAACTCCTTTACCTTATTTAATGTTTTAATGTCTGGCAGGGCAGTCACTAACGGCCCGCGTCCATAAACCTCACCTGGCACTTTCATAAAGCGGGCCACGATCCACGGCGAAACTTTCATTGTCCTATAAACAATGTCAGCCTCTTTATACTTTGGATGGATAAGGTGGTAGCAGTATTCTTCAATGTCGTCGTTATAAACGGTTGCCTCAATTAGCTCAACGTCTTGTTCTGGTTTGCGATCAATTTGCTCTTGAAGCTTTGCTGGGATTTTTGCATCGGGCCATTGCCGTTGGATAATATCCCCGCGCACTCGCATTTTTCGATAGACATTATCAACTGAGCCGTGCGGGCCTTCTTCAATCGAAACTAGATATTGAGGGACGGGGGTAAAACGAACCGGGGCGTCTTCATCGCCTGGTTGAATCAACATGACCGCCGTGCCAACACATAAGTCCATTAAGAATTCGGAAATCGCCACGTCAAAGTTTGTTTGGCGAATAACATCAAACATCTTATCTGAATAGATTTCTAACGCTTTACGGATTTCAGGACGATTTTCTTCTGGAATATCATTGCCTGGACTTAGCGTACACCAGGCCCGATAAGGCGGAAATAAAGCAGACTGTATCCGATTCGCAAATCTTTGAGTCGAGTTAATCGCCGTCGAGTCAAACACCCTAGCCATTTTGTTTTGACCAGGTGATTTCCCTTCATAGTAGCCCGTGTAAAGATTTCTCTGAGGAAGCGCAAACTCATAACACTCTTCATAAATGCTGCGCCAACTTTCTTTACGCGCATCCGCTTTCTCCTGGCGTTTCAGGATTTCGCTTGGTGTCATGCGGCCCATCTTAATATCCTTTCTTTTTCTCAGTGCCTTCGCTCACGGGAGCGGGCTGTGCCTTCGCACCCGTCTTTTTGCCGTACTTCTGGAGCATGGCAGCCTTCATTTTTTTTGATTTACCGTACATCACATTCCGCTTAGTCTTGAACTCAGACCCATTCTGGAATTTTCTCTGTCTGGAGATAACAAAGACCGAGTGCCACCTGTTTTTCTGGCTCGAATTGATGCAGACATTCGACGCTTTTCTTCGGCCTCTTGAGCAGTGACGCGCTCTTCTTGCTTTTCAGTTAACTCAGTTTGCCTTTCTTGAGCTGCCTTTTCTTCCGGTGTAGGGCCTCTTTTACCGCCGCCAAATAATCCACTCATTTGTATATCCTCGCATACATATAATAATCATGGCCCTCTGGACCATACCGTTTCATAACGCCTTCGCGCTTAAATCCCAAGAAATCAGCCCATTGGACCGCCTTTTCTCGATTGACGTCTACCACAATTTGAAGTCGACGTAAATTTAAATGTGGTCCAAGCTTAACAAATAACCTACGCGCAGCGCGAGTCAAAATTGTACCATGCTCAATTGCTAGTTTTCCCGGCAACATCCAGACCTCAATTACACCAGGCCATTTGTAGTCAAATCCAAATGACATAGCGGGCTGGCCTTGATAGTAGGCCGTCCAGGCGCAGTCCCGCCCTTCAACAGACAATAGCCGTTCTTGCGGATTCAATTGAGCCTCAAGCAAATCGACATCAACATCGCCCAAATTAAGACGCTCAATATGATTTGTGCTAAACGGCAAGAACAATAGATCGTTGCTATTAACTAGCCATTGCAGAGTTGACGCCTTTACCATACTGAAAAATCCACATTAGCCTGGTGTTGAGAACCGGCTGACCCGTACCGGCCTCCATGACCCCTAGTCATTATCTTGTGTTCACCGCCTCCAAGCATTAGATAACC